AAGCCGCTTGCCGAGCGCGAGGGATACAAGAGATTGCTGGAACATATTTTTAAATAAAGATGCAGAGAACTACCAAAGAGCGAAGGTGAAGAATAATGGCAGATGTAAGGAGGTTCAGCGACGCCGAAATAGAGCGGCTTGTTAAATTCTATGAGCAGGCCGAGCGGGAAATACTTGATCGGCTGAACCGGGCGCTACTCAGGGGCAATCAAACAGAATACCTGGAGCAGATGAAAAAGAACATTGAAGCCATCCTGCAGCAGTTAAGAGAAGGAAACCGAACATGGTGTTCAGAAGCAATTCCGCGCGTATATTCAGAAGGGCTCAAAAACGCTGATGTAATGTTGAAAGATATGGGTACTTCGATATCTGCAGCCTTCGGAGCTATTCATCAACAGGCGGCGCAGGTATTAGCTGAGAATACATTTCAGCGGCTCGAGGATGTTGTGCAGGTTATTGGCCGACAAGTGAATGATATATACCGGGAGCTGGCCCTGGAAAACGTCCGGGGAACGGTGGTCGGTTACGATACCTGGAAGCAGACTGCCCGAAGATTCAGGGAACAGCTTGCAGAGCGTGGAGTAACGGGCTTTAAGGACCGCTCCGGTCGGATGTGGAATATGCGAACATATACGGAGATGGTTGCAAGGACTACAACGATGGAAGCACACTTGCAGGGGACAGCAAACAGGCTGGTTGAGCAGGGGCATGACTTAGTAAAAGTCAGCACTCACTTGGGGGCCTGTGAACTATGCCAGCCGTGGCAAGGGAAGATATTAAGCATCACGGGGAAAACAAAAGGATATCCGACGCTGGAAGAGGCTAAGGCGGCCGGACTTTTCCACCCTAACTGCAGGCATGCTTATGGGCTGTATATTGATTTAGACCTAGACGATGAAGAAAAAGAAGCAAAAGATAATAAAATAACAAAAAGTGTTTCAGAAATGACAAAAGAAGAACTAATAGATTTTATGCATTCGGTAGACGCTAAGTTAGATAAATACGGTTTATTGCCGCAAACATGGAATGGTAAACTTAAAATAGATCCTAACATGTATAGCAGAGGGGAGGGGTACGGACAAAGAGAATGGGATGCAAGTATTACGGTTGCAGGTGACGCACTGCAAGAGAAAACGTTTGTACATGAGTTACTGCATGGGCGTTCAAACGGAATAAGTAACGTTGACGTAAATGAAGCCCAAAGCGCTTATTGTAATCATGCAGCTTTAGAAGAAGGAGTAGTTGAGAGCTTGACAAAAGCTTTATGTAAAAAAGAAGGGTGGAAATATGAAACAACATCATATGAAAATTATGTTAACGGTATCAGAGAAGCGAAAAATATATTTGCAAAAGATGTAGACGATATAGAGTTTTATTCAAATCTTTTAAAAATGCCATTAAGGAAACGTGGCAGTTACTTGAAAAATGAGATAGAAAAAGCATTTTTTCCTCCTGGTACTCCAAAAACAGAAAGAGAAATAATAAAGGCCTATCCTGAGATATGGAAAGGGGATGAAAAAGCTATGAAGATATATGAGGAGTTTCTTGAAAAAGAGAGGAAAATTAAGTCTATATTTATGGAACAATTAGGAGGTGTTATATTTGAATGATTTAGAACAGGAAATATTAAAAAATCCACCTAAAAATATACTACAGTGTGAAATATACCTAAAAAGAATAAAAGAGGACAGAAATTATCATCAAATTGCATATTTGTGCGAAATGATAAACATGATTAAATCTGGGCTTGAGGCGGCTGGAAAAAGGTCTAATGAATAGCAATTCATTCAACTATGATACCGTAGATTTTAGTATCATTAAACCGTATAGGAATAAGTATCCGGCCAAGCCTGATATCTTTGAGAAAACATATGAGCTTGTTGAATAACCTGTTAATAAGCGCCTTCGGGCGTTTTTATTTTGCTCTGGGTTAGTATTTGCGGAGCATAAATGCAAAGACCTGGGAACTGGCACTAACCAGTATAAAAAGTAAATCAGGAAAGGAGTTTTATTAATGGATTGGTTAAAAGAACTACTAAAAAAAGCCGGAATACCGGAAGATAAGGTTGATGGTGTAATCGCTGACATCGGCAAGGAGCTGCCGAAACACTTCATCCCGAAGGACAAGTACAACGAAGTGGCAGAGGCAAAGAAAAAGCTGGAGACTGACATCCAGGAAAGGGACAAGCAGCTCGAGCAGCTCAAAAATGCTGCCGGCAACAGTGAGGAACTAAAGGCACAGATTGAGCAATTGCAAGCTGAGAACCAAAAAGCCGCCGAGGAATGGCAGGCTAAAATGGCACAAATGCAGCTTGACTTTGCCATTGAAAAAGCCCTTGCCGCAGCTAAGGCCAAGAACGCCAAAGCCGTTAAAGCCTTGCTTGACATGGAGAAGGTGAAGCTGGACGGCGAGCAGTTACTCGGCCTGGACGACCAGCTGAAAGCGCTGCAGCAATCTGACCCGTACCTCTTTGGCGATTCCGGCAAAGTGGGGAGCGGCACAAACCCGCCAGGTGCTGGCAACCCTGAAGTTAACCCGTGGAAGCCGGAGACGTTTAACCTTACACTGCAGGGGCAGATCCTGCGGGAGGACCCGGCCAAAGCCACGAGGATGAAAGCAGAGGCGGGAGTAAAATAACAACATTAAAGAAAGGTGATGGAAATGGCAAAAACCAAGATTGCTGACGTGATTGTTCCTGAGGTGTTTAACCCGTATGTTATCCAGCGCACGGCTGAACTCTCCGCTTTCTATCAAAGCGGTATCATCGCCAGGAACCCCGAACTGGACAGACTTGCAAGCTCCGGCGGAAAGCTCATTAATATGCCATTCTGGGAAGATCTTGACGGTGATGATGAAGTATTAAGTGATACTACAGCCTTGACTGTAGATAAGATTACAGCGAAACAAGACGTCGCTGCACTTCTTACTAGAGGTAAAGCTTGGAGTGTAAATGACTTGGCGAAGGCTCTGTCTGGTGACGACCCGATGGCTGCAATTGGCGACTTGGTGGCTGCATATTGGGCAAGAAGGTTCCAGGTTGTGCTTTTGAAAACATTGGAAGGTATATTTGGAAATACTGATATAACTAAAATGGACACTAACAAACTTGATATTTCCGATAAAACTAGTGATGCAGCTATAAGTGCGAAAACAGCAGTTGATGCTATTTACAAACTTGGGGATAGTTCAGAAAAATTAACCGGATTTGCAATGCACAGTGCAGTTGTTGCAAAATTGACCAAAGATGACCTTATTGAAACTATTCCACCTTCAGAAGGAAAACCTGCTATTAAGACTTTCTTGGGTAAACCTGTAATTGAAGATGATGGATTGCCTGTTGATAGCACAAATGACATTTATACAACCTACATCTTCGGGGCCGGCGCCTTTGGTTGGGGTGAAGGTGGAGCTCCTGTACCCACTGAAACCGCAAGAGATGCTCTTGCTGGTGACGACATACTCATCCACAGAAGGCACTTCATCCTCCATCCGAGGGGAGTAGCCTTCAAGAACGTTGACCTGAACGTTGGCAACGAAGGAAAAAATGCGACACCTTCAAATGATAATCTAGCCAATCCCCAGAACTGGGAGCGTGTATACGAACCTAAAAACGTCAGGATCGTGCAGTTTAAGCACAAGCTGGCATAGTCAAACAAAGCGAGAGGGCCTTTGCGCCCTCTCACTCATTAATTGAGGTGATTTTATGGCAGTTGATATAACCGGATTTAACCGCATGAGAAGACAGCAGGCGGAAAAAGCTAAGAAGGAGGCGGAGGAAAAATGTCAGGAAGTTACTGCACAATCGAATACGCAGACGAATACTTCAAAAACCGCCTCCACGCCGAAAGCTGGAGCGGTGCAGCCAGTAGCATCAAAGAAAAAGCCCTCAAGCAAGCAACAAGAGCAATAGACCGGCAGCGATTGAAAGGTAACAAAACGAATCCTTCTCAGCCTTTAGCCTTTCCCAGATACCCCGATACTGAAATCCCGGAAGCTGTGAAGGAAGCCTGTTGCGAGGAAGCCCTTGCACTATTGGAAAGGGGCAACAGTCAGCGGTGGAAATTACAGCAGGAAGGCGTGCAGTCGTTCA